ATAAATACTAGCAGTCATAAAGATAGGGCGTTCTCCTCTCTTACTATGAAATTCTCGTAGTCTATACTCTAACATTTTCATACAATTTTCATTATTTTTCTTTCTACCTACACTTAATAAATAATCCCAAACCATATAACTAGGACCTGTCCTTCTTATTCTTCTACCACATTTAACCTTATTTTCTTCCTTATTCATTAATTTAAGGGCATAATAACAGCAATCTTCACTTCCCTTTTCAAATAAATCAATAAATTTTCCAAATAAATCTAAACATTCCTTATCATCTCCTTCTTTAACATATCTTAATACCTTACCTTGATTAACTTGAGCATCTTCCAATTTTAAACCATACTTATCAATAGCCAACTTATAATAATTTTTAACATCACTACTTAATCTAATCATATTACAATCTGCCAATATTCTACAAATCTTCAACAAAATATTTAATCCAACCTTATCATTCTTCTCAAATTCTTCAATTAACTCATGCACCTTTAAATACCTATTCCAATCATCAAAACACATCTCCTCATCATTAAATATTTTTATCCTATTTAAAACATTAGACAATACACCAATAGCCCTACTATCAGCAAACCTAAACATATATAATTCAGTCATAACCCATTCCATTTTTTTTAACTCCTTTCTCCTTAAATACTTCTGAAGAGCACTCTTCAATACATCAATCTTGTATCCATAATAACTCTTATTATGCGGATTAAATAAGGAGCCTTTATAAAACAGGCGGTTAACATCATGATAATCATTTAGATAGGAAACAATAGCAGTATCAACAGTAGTCATATTAGTAGTGTTGTTATTATTCATATTCATTTTATAATACATGATAATAGCAGTGTAAAATAAAAAGCAATTTTATAAAAATATAGTGTTTAGTACAAAAATAGTTATATTGTTTATATGATAATAATATTTTCTAATTAAATAAATATTCAACAACTTTATTAATATAATATTTTTCATTTCTTTTACAAACTATCTCATAATTAGAATTGTCATTTATAACCGGTGATTTTTTTTCATCATAGTATACAATTGAATTATAATCTTCTGAACTCATAAGTTGATTTATGTATTTACTATAATAATCTGGACACAGTTTTTTATATTCATCTATATGTTTATTAGAACGTTTTATATTTTCCTTGAATGGAATAGGAATTTTATTTCCCAATGTGTCTATATCAATATTGCCTTTATAAACCGAACTAAAGGTAACCAAGTGTTCGACTGACATTTTTTTATCTTCTAAATCATGTTGTGATACAAATTTTCTATATAGCATACTAAATATCATTCCTTCTATCATATTAATTTGTCGTCTTTTTTTCCCTTTTTTATATGGTTTTGGTTTATTATTTTGATTGCACCAAATAGAGAACGCAAGTTCTATATCTATTTCCGTTATGTTTTCAAATATAAATCGTGGATCTTCTTCTTTTATTCTTCTACATAAGTTATCTATAAATGAGCCTCCAGCTTCATATTTCATTTTATCTTTATTTTTTAAAGATACAATTTTATCGTAATACTCTGAACCATCTTCTTCATTTTTTATCTTATTACAAATAGCATGATAACAAACTGCAATTGTTGTTTTTCTAATTATATCTTTATCACTTACGTTATTTTTAATCAAACTCAATATTGTAATACATAATATGTACAAGTTATTTTTTTTAAGTTTAATATCTGAGTTTTTATTAAATAATTGATGGTCGGCAGAACAAGTAAAACGTTCAAATACCTTACTAATTATAGTTGATATTTTGATGAGTATATTTATGAATTTGGGTATATTAATATTTTTAACACAATTTTCGTCTATTTCTTTAGAACCAGAATATATTTTCACTATTTTAAATATTAATGCTAATCCTTTATCATCTGAATATTTTAAAATAATACCATTTGAATATTCATTCATTAAATCTTGAATACCAACAAATAACTCAAAAGCATTAATATTATCAATATCTTTCTTAATTGTTTTATCAATTGATAAAATTTCACCTTCATCTCTAAGATTATAGTAATTTGTTATATACTTAATCAACTTATAGGAAGAAATAGTATTATCTTGCAAAACAATGGGAATAGGATATAAAGTTCCTGCTAACATTTGACTTGCTGTAAGTTGACCATCGTATTTATTCATCTCAATAAACTTATTATTATATTCTTTTCGTGTACCATTTTTGCACTCCGTGATAGTCATTTTTACAGCTTCCAAAAACGATGAAGATGAAGCATATGGGGAATCTATTATCAGATATTCTTGTATGTTGAATATAGCATCTTCTATTTCTTTGACTTGTTTATACTCAAAATTTTCACAAATCTTGTAAATATTTGGTAAACTTTTTTCTAATCGCTTATAATCATAGATTTGTTTATAATTAATTTTGAAAATATCTTCTTCTGGTATGTTGTATTTCCTTAAAATATCAATATAAGGTTTCAATTCAAATTCGAAAACCCATAATGGATATTTAATAAATTTCATAATAGCATTTAATCTATTGTTACCATCAATTATTATATATTTTACTTTATTATCTGAAATACTTACTCCAAATGTAAGACCATCACCACTATTCCGATATTTATATAGATATTTAATATACTCATTATACGAAGGGGGGGCATTTTTTTTATTTTTTACGTTATTACTATTTTTCACCCAATAGCTTTGTCTTTGAAATTCTGCTTTATCCATTAATGGTATAATATTTTCTAATTCTTTTACATTTTTAATGATACATTCCGTTATAATGTTGCTTTGTTGAAATTTACTCTGAGTGTTAATCATTTTCGCTTGGATTATTTAAATAAATAATTATTTAAATCAATTTAATATATCAATCAATAGTTTTTGATACAAGGAATCATGACTATGATACCACCAATTATCAAAACTAGCAACATAAGATAATTTGTATTCAACTGGAATTACTTTCTCTCCCAAAATGTCTTCATACATTACAACACCATAATCTCCTTTGTATTCTTTCAATGACACCATATAATCATAATCATGTTTAAACCAAAATACTTTACGAGTAAGGTCACTTTTTAATATTTTTTGAACTACAATACCCATATTGGTGCTTCTCTCCCATTCTCTATCAAATTCTATAAAATCACCTATAAAATATTCACTTTTTCTATTCATATAAAAATATTTTACTATTAGTATTAAATATTTTTATTTAATTATTATCTTGTATTTCTAATCTTTTTTTTCTATCATAATAACATTTTATAAGCAATAATATTACAACTATTGTAAAATGACCACATGAACTTGATATTATACTTATATCTTTTAACATATATCCATATGCAAACCATAATACTTCACTACTACAACCAATAAAAATAGATACATAAGATAAATCGGTTGCTGATTTTGTAACAAAAATTTTATATATTTGAGGTATTCTCATTAAAAGCCCATATATACTAGCTACTAAGCCTAATATAAGGGTGAATTGATCCATTGTATTCTAACAATAATTTCTTTATATCTTTAAATGATTTATTAAAACTATAATCGTTTATTAGGATTTATTGTTGTAGATACCATTACAAATTTTCATACTAAGTTTATTTTTATTATTTAATATCTCTTTTAATTGCTTATTCTCCTTTTTTAATTGTTCAATCTCTTTTTTTAATTTTTCATTTTCACTATCAATATAACCGTCTTTTCCTCTTCTATACATCCATACCTCTCCACATAATCCTATAAATTCATCATCATCCAAATCCATTTTCATCTTGTTAACTTTTACTATACAACATTGTACATTAGTTTTAATATATGTAATAGAAGAATTTATCCTATCAAAAGTACCTTGATTTTTAATACCACCTTGTTTCCAATTAATTTGTCTACCTGTAAAACAACATTTTTTTCCATCTTTGTGTGCAAAATTTTTTAGAAATTGTATTGTAATGAAATCTTCTGGTTTACAATCCATATGTATCCCTTTTTTAAGACGGGATTTATGTGAAGTCACACAAGTTTTAAACAACCTTTCTATAACTGCATCAAAATTTAACGAATTATAGTATAATTTATTAAGACTAGCTGAACAAGTATTACACTGGTGTCGACGTGAGAGTCGAGACTTATCTTGGCAGCATATACCATAATTGGATTCGTAATCTTTCCATACTCCACAATTAACACATTTAAATTCGTTAGTTTGTTTATTAAACCTACTTTCAAAATATTTTTTATTTTTAAATAACTTACTATTACATTCTGAACATTTCATACCATTAATATCATATAATCTAAAAAACTCTTTTATAGAAATCTGAGCCGGACTTAAATTTTCTAGTTCTTTCTCTATTTGTTCCTTTGTTTTAGAATGTTTAAATAATAATCTTTTTATTTTGGTCTGACAATTTCCCATTTTACATTCTTTAGTACAACCACATTCAAATAATACTTTTATTTTTGACATTTTATTAACATATATATTATCAAATTCTTCTTTATCGTACAATAATTTACATCCAACCAGTTCCAATCTTTCGGAACAAATTTTAAAAGTTAATTTTTGATTCTTCACACCTTTTCTAACCTTAATCCATCCAACTTTTTTATTAATAATAGTGGTATTTCGCTGTTTTTTCAAATTATTATCCTTATCTATTTTTCTTAATCCATTTTTATAGACAACCCAATGCCCTTTATATTTTTTTCTTTCCTCTAAACTTATACTTTCAATAAAACCATCCGGATGTGGGTTTTCTTTTGTTCCTAATTCAGCAGTTACTAATGAAGTCATTATTGTAACATATTTTACATATTTATACTTAAATCATTTTTTTAACTCTTATTGACCAGAAATATATTGGTCGGAGTGTAATTGTTGTAATAAGGTATTCCATGTTCCATACACCATCGCACACATTTTTTTATATTTTGATTTTTCATCAACTCCATCTTGTCTTTGGATTTATCTTTATAGTATATCATTTTTATTGTATTTAAAATATTATCAACCTGTTGTTGAGTAAATATAGCATTGATTTCATTTAATTTACTTAGATAGTATGTATTTAACTCCACATCCAAAA